AAGCCGTTCCTGACTATTTACCCGTTTTAAAACAAATTACCAATCAAGGCCGCGCCATGCAGCAAATGCAGAATGGCAATTCGGCTATGGACGCCTTAATGGCCTCCGCTTCTATGGAAAATGGACTTACACCGCCGAGGTCTCCTATGTATGGGGGTGGTGGTCGATTACAATCTGGAGATGTGGGTTCCGTTATTGACGATTTAAGTATTTTCGGGGACAAGTCAGCTGTGGATGCATTAATGGCCTCCGCCTCTCTGGAGAACGGATTATCTCAACCATCTACCGCTGAGCAGTACTGGCAAAAGGCTGCGGCCCGTGGAGGTACAGGTTCCGTAGGTTCCGACTATCTTGGTGATTATATGGATAGGATGGAGAGACAAAGAGTTGATGGAGTTATACCGGAGTATGACCGAGAGCACTATAGTGGGTTTGATAAATTTCAAGATTTTAAAGAGTCTATCGAGTCTGGAGAGAAGATTAAGGAGTTTGGCGCAGAGGCTGCGGATAGAAGGCGCCAAAGAGGAATAAGCCCAAGTGTACAAGAGATGATGACACGGTCTTGGGAGAATAACCCCGGCGGGTTAACCATTCGAAGGCCCGAAGAAAGATACGGTTACCAAACTGGTGGTCAAACTCCAGAGTTAGATATACGGAGGGGGCCCCAGTCGCTGCATGAACGTGATGCTTCAATGGATAGGATGTGGGCTGGCTTAGATAAACAGCTTGACGAGTGGGACAAGGCAGACTTGAAGAATTTTAGATTCCTCAATAAGGAGGGTAGTCGTGCGTGGCACACTTATGCAAGGGGAAAAGACCCAGCCCGAGATATGCAAAAATTGAGCAGGAGGAAGGAAGAGTCGCTCGAGTCCGATAAAGATTATCAAAAGTGGCTACAAGAAGAAAACAGACTAAAAATGGAGGGCCAAAAGCTTGATGAAATGTGGGAGCACGCACGTAAGAGCACTAAACAATCTAGTGGCGTTTTTGACGCTCCCCGTTACGCCCAGCCCCCGGGAACTACCGGGCATTCTATGATGGGAGATATTGCTCATGGGTATGGGGATTCTTCTTCTTACTTACCCCTCACCCCTGATGCTGCTTCTAATCAGCAAATCGGACTTGGGGAGAAGCTCCGGCACTATACCACTGGTTATGGTAACCCCCTAGCCAATGCCCTTAGAGGGTTAGGGAACAAGGAACGAGGTGGCGCGATTAATCAATACGGACACGGTGGAAAGATGCAGCCTCGCAGACAGCAAGAGATTCGCAACCCTGAAGTATATGGCCCTCCGACTAGTATGATGACTCAAATGGAAACCGATACAACGGGTAATAGTTTACAAGATATATTGAATCAATTACAGATGAGAGACGTTAATCAAAGTATTAATCCTTTTACGGGTGATAGTCTTGACTTTGAAGGAGACTCTTTACGTCTATTGCAAAGAATGAACGAATCTAGAGGCGATACTAACAGAACAAGAATGCCCCTTAGCCCTTATGGGCAAAATATGCAACAGGGTGGCCCTGTCGGCGGTCAATTAGGAGAAGGGCAGCCACTTGAAAGAAGGTCGTCCCCCTCTGAGCAATTAGCCCAATTACAAGGGATGGAAGCAAGGCCACAAAATTCCCTGATGGGTGACGCTGGACAAGATGGTCGTATTCAAGCTATACCGCCTGATAGATACATTATAAAAGATGGCGCTATGTCCAGTCAGACAATGGAAATACCTAAACTTTCTTCTGCTTACCTGCAATCGTTTGGCTTAGAGACTCCACTTTCTAAAAGGCAAAATGATTTATTGCGGCACAGGGCACTATCTCCTGAAACAATAGGAATAAATCCACAAGTACAAAGCTTATTTGGAAAAGCTTTAATTCAACGATTAGCTAACGAGCCCTTATAGTGACATTAGAAAAAGATAAAAGAGCTGAATATAACCAAGATTTATACCGTCGCTGGCGTAATGCCCGTTCTGAGTGGGATACGGAAGCCAGATACGACATTGACTTTTATCATGGTAATCATTTTACCAGCGAAGAGGTAGACGAGCTACAGTCTCGCAATCAAGCTGACGTTCCTATGGATAGGATTGGCCCAGCTATTGAAAAATTTAAAGCAGTATTAACGTCCAGACCACCTGCATTTACTATGACGCCCAGAGAAGACTCCGATGTGAAGGTGGCCTCTGTGTGGAGAACCATCATGGGATATGTTTGGGGTAACTCCGACGGAGACTGGCAGTTAAGACAGGCAATTCACGATTATGCTACTACCGGTATGGGTTATTTGTATACTTACATAGACCCGGAATCAGACTTTGGTAGAGGCGATGTCAAGTTCACTTATATAAACCCATTCAGGGTATATGTCTCTCCGAATACTCGAAATAGGTGGTTCGATGATGCCGAAGGTATCATCCTCTCTACAATCCTCACCGGTGAACAGGTCATTAGCCTCTACCCAGAATTAGGCGAACAGGAGAATCCAGAAACAGGCGAAAAAGAAACGGGTATCATACAAGACCTTGAGACTTTTATGGAAGAAGATTATCCCGGCGCAATGAATAACAACAGTAAGAAAGTCTTTACTCCGGCAGAAGTTAATGATTTGGATTATTTTGAAAGACAGAAATATCAAATCTTAGAGAGATTCTACAAAGTTAAGGTTGATTTTTACCGTGTTATTGATATGCAGACGGGCGAAGAGGTTATCTTTATTGACGAGGAGTATCAAGAATTTATAGAGAATAACAGGGAGCAGGTAGAGGCAAGTCAGTATCAGGTTATACCTGTTAAACAAACACGCGTTAAAGTGTGTGCCTCCATCGGTCAGGTTGTATTATATGAAACGCTGTTAAATACCGACCAGTATCCAATTGTTCCGATTCCAAACATTTTTACAGAGACACCTTATCCGAAATCAGACGTGTCTCGGGCCAGACCAATGCAGCGCTTACTTAATAAGCTTTGGTCATTGGCTCTTTCCCACGCTCAAGCTTCGGGTGGATTAAAACTATTGGTACCTTTAGGAAGCGTGGAAGACTTAGGACAGTTAGAAAGAGATTGGGCTAACCCCAATGCAGTCATAGAAGTAGACTCCACACAGGGAGAACCACATTTCCCAGCACCGCAGCCATTAGCTGGAGAGTTCTATAAACTAATTCAGCAGTGTGAGTTTTATATTGACTTCACTTTTGGCTTACCAGAGATGATGCACGGGTTTGCAGAGAAGGCGCCGGAGACAGTTAAAGGCACCGAGAGAATGATTGCCCTTGGGAGCGAAAGACCTAAGTCTAAACTAAGAGATATTGAATTTAGTATCAATAGACTCGGACAGGTGTTATATAATTTATCTAAAGGTCATTATACTTATAAAAAGATGTTTCGTTTAAATAGCGCCAATAATGACATGACCGAAGCGATGGTCAATACATACGATGACAAGACAGGTGCCATCTTAGATATTAAAAAAGAACGACATAATTTAGCACAACACGATATACGTATTGAGCCGGGCTCTACATTGCCAACTAATAAGTGGGCAGAGCTTGGTGTTTACATGGAGGCTTACCAGATGGGTATTGTAGATAAAGTAGAAGTGTTGAAAAAGAACCCAGAAATATTTGATAAAGAAGCTATCCTACGCCGGACTGATGAGAAGAATCAACTTACTCAACAGATTCAGGCTATGGGTGAGCAAATAAAGAATTTGGAGGGAGACCTCCAGACTGCCCAAAGGGAGTCTGTTAACGATAGAAAACGGGTTGAGGTTGAGAAATTTAAATCTCGACTCGCAGACGTTGCATCAGACGCCAAAGCTGACAGAAGAGTTCAGTTAAATAATCTACAAACAAAGGTGAAGCTCGAGGCGGAGAAATTAGCAAATGTACGAGCAGATGCTAGTTCAGCTCCAGAAGCTTAGAGACATCTAAAGGAGACAATATGGACAATACACAGACAGAGGCCCTACCCGTAGCTGATGGTTTAGTTGACGGTGGCCCGGATATAGTTGGAGATGTAAGAGCAGAAACTGATGGACAATATGGAGAAGCTACCGAATCGCAAGAGACGGTTGATTTTTCAGCTCCAGAAGTTGAGGTACAACAGGAAACGATTCCAGAGAATGAGTGGGAAGTCGAAGCCCGCAAATTCCAGTCAATGTACGATAGAACCCAAGCAGAAAACGACAAGCTTAGAAAGCTAGAACCTCTGGGGGATTTATTAGAATCGAGACCTGACCTCGTTGATGTCTTACAGAAAAACATAAACGGACAACCACAACAACAGCCGCAGCAAGAAGCCCAGCAAGGTTTACCTGCTGAGGATTTTAACCCTTGGGATGCTTACTATAATGCAGAATCACCATCATTTAAATTCAGAATGAACCAAGATGTTCAGCTGATGAATAATGTGGTGGGCAATGCGTTGGGTGAGCAGAAAAGACAAATGACAGAAGAGATAACGTACAACAATACTGTGAATGAGTTGCGTAACACATATAAGTTTTCGGACAATGATGTTCAAGAGTTTATGGGTTTTGTTACCCAGCCTAAAGAGCAGGTTGGCTTATCGAATCTGGTAAAGCTATATAGGGACGTTAATAAAAAAGGTAACGCCCCTGAAACGGCACAAGCGGTGAGAGCCGCTCAAAACCAGCCACGTACAGCTGGAGTCCTCCAAGGAGGTTCTCCAAGTTCTCCCAAAACTGAAGAAAATAAAGTATGGGATAACATTGTAAATGCTGGTAGTCGTAATAGCATACTTTAAACAATAAACTGAGGAAGGATATATAATATGGCAACATATAACAATCCCGGCCCGTTAAAGTTTGGTGACCCCGGTGCGGTAATTGATAGTGTGATACCATCAAGGAGACTATATAATTTCAGTGATAGAATCGCTGATTTAGCTCCTGATGAATCTCCATTTTTCGTTTACCTATCTAAGGTTGCTAAAGTTCCAACGGACGACCCGCAGTTCCGATGGTTAAAAGACCGTAATAAAATCCAAATGTCGGACAGAACATTCGCTATTGATACGAATGTAACTGTTCCAGTAGCAGGTAGCACAGTAAGTTACAGCGTTGATGACGGCGCAGGTGCTGCTGTTAATTGGATTATTAAAGGTATGGTTTTTGCAGTTGGCGAAACAGATGCAACAGACAAAAAACCCGAGACAGTTATTGTCCGGGTTGAGACTTCTCCTGTTGCTGGTGCAACCGCAACTACATTTACTGGTCGTACAATTTCTGCCGCAACCGCCAGCACAACTGCTGTCGTTGATAGCGAAAAATGTACAGTCATTGGAAGTGCATTTGAAGAAGGTTCAGGTTCTCCTGATTCTTGGTCTCGTGAATTAGAAAATGGTAATGGTTACTGTCAGATTTTTAAGACAGCCGCTGAACTTACCAATACCGCAAGGGCTACGGTCTATCGCGGTTATGCTAGTGAATGGGACAGAATCTGGAACTTGAAACTTCGCGAACATAAAGTGGACATCGAAAGAGCTATGCTTTTTGGAAACTCTGCAAGTCAAAGTGGTATCAACTATACCGATGGTATTGTTGGTCACATTATCAAAAACTCACAGTCTCAGATTACCGGAGCAACAACTCAGGTATCATATACTGAAGACAAAGGTTATTTTACAACTCGTGCGGATAGTGAAACCACTTACGATGTTATGTTAAAAGACCTTGAAGTGATTTTTGACCCGGCTCGTGGTGGTAGTTCATCAAAGCTTGCGCTTTGTTCGCTTCCCGTTATTTCATTCTTCAACAAGATGAACGGTTCAGGTACCTTTATGTCAACCGCTTATTCCGTCTCGAATCCTATGATGACGCAAGCGAGTGGTTCTTATGGACATAAAGTAATGAAGGTTGAGACTATTCACGGTGATTTGACGTTAGTAAAAGAACCTCTATTTAGAGGCCATGCTGCGCCATATATGTGTTTAGTTGACCTTGATAACGTAGCTTACCGTCCATTAGTCGGCAATGGGGTAAATAGAGACACGCACATTCAAACGAATGTACAGTCAGCAGATGAAGATTTACGCAAAGACATGATTCTTACTGAAGCAGGTCTTGAAGTTTCTCTTCCTGAAGCTCATGCTCTATTTAACTTTGAGTCGAATTAATAGGAGGTATGAATAATGAGAAGTGCTTTTTTAGAACAGAATAGCGGTGTAACCGCTGGAGTAAAGAAAAAAGTTGAAACCGTTCTTGCAGCTAGAACATTAACAAACGACGACAGTGGAAAAGTATTTATGCTTGACGCTGCCGGTGGCGCTTACGCTGTCACACTTCCAACTGCTTTGGAAGATGGCGTATACTACAAATTCGTAGTTAGTGAAGAAACACCAACTGGTGCTATTACAATAGCTGCTGGTAGCGCTATCGTAAGCTTGGTAATGAAAGATGCTGGAGGCAATGCTTCCAACTCAACCGTAGGTACTCAAATTTCCAATCTTATAATTGGAACGAGTGCTCAAAAGGGCGATTATATTGATTTAATGGCTGCTGGAGACGAGTGGGTTGGAGAGTGTCTATCTGGTATTGATGACGCTGTTACTACTTCATAACCCAAATAAATAAGGGTAAACAGATTTGGATTCTGTGGGGGCTTTCAATAAAAGTTAGCCCCCGAATATCCTAATAATTTAAAAATTGGAGAAATTATGGCTGTATACGGAAATGTAAAAGTAAAAG